CGATTCCAATCAATCAGCGCGTCGTGCGTAACGCTTGCGGCAGTGCCGCGAGTGATGTGGCCGTCGCGGTGCAGAACCGTGCAGGCATCCAAAAGGTGCAGGTCGTTGTTGACATCAAACGCCTCACCGATGCGCGGCTTAATCTGAGGCAGGCCGAACATGGGCTTGAGGTCGGCGCGAAATGTGTTTGCGGTGCGGTTCATGTGTCGTTTCTCCTTGGTGGCGGGGCCGAAGCCCCGGTGTGTTAGGCGACAAGCGCGGTGGCGTTGAGGTATGCGGCGCGGTCCTGCGCCTCAAGGCGGGCAATCTCGGACAGGTTGCGGTAGTTTTCGCCGCCGTTGCTTGCATCTGCAAATGCCTGCGCTTCCTCGGATGTGTCAAAGTAAAAGCGGCTTAAGGTAGCAGAGCGTGCTGCGTATGCTGAGCCGCCGAAGGCAGTCGAAACCATCTTTGCTTCGAAAGTCATGATGGCAACCACGTTGTCAAAGGTTACGTTGTCGGTTGTGGCGAAGGCATATGTAGTCATGGTCGTTTCCTTATCTGGTGTTGGTGGGGCCGAAGCCCCGTTTGGTTAGGCGATGCGCTTGCGGATGCAGGAACCAAGCGCGGCAGCTTTTACCTGAGCGTCCGCCTTTGCCTCCGCCAGCGTTGCGCCTGTCCCCGTGACGACGTTTCCGTTAAATGTTGCTGCTTTGTAAGTGGTCATGGTCGTTTCCCTATCTGGTGGCGCGGTGGCCGTTGTTGATAGGTAGACATTACGCATTGCCGGATGCGATGTAAAGACAAAAATGCGCTTTACGTCTTTACGCTTTGCGCTTATGCTCGCCCCATGCAGAAACGAAGCATCATAAACTTTCGAGCGACGGCAGGCGAAATCACCCGCTGGCAAGCTGCGCTCAAAAAGGATGGCCGCACGGTGTCAGAGGTATGCCGTGCCGCCTTAGACCGACTTGCATCGCGGGTCGAAAAGCAAACTCAAACCGAAGGGAAAGACCATGACTGACACTAAACACCCGAACATCGCGGCAGCACTGGCCGCAGCGCAGGCGCAGATGGGCAAGGCGCTCAAGTCGGCGCAGAACCCGCACTTTAAGAGCAAGTATGCCGACCTGGCAAGCGTGGTTGATGCCTGCATGCCTGCGCTCAACGCCAACGGCATCGCCGTCATCCAGCCGATGACCGAGACCGACCTTGGCCGCTCTGTCGTCACCAAATTCATTCACGAAGGCGGCGACGTTCTTGAATGCAGCATCCCGCTCATCGTGGGTAAAAACGACATGCAGGGGCTTGGCAGCGCCATCACCTACGCACGTCGGTACGGCCTGATGGCATTGGCTGGCATCGCACCGGAAGACGACGACGGCAACGCCGCAGCGAAGGCCGCACCTCGCACCATCAGTGCAGACCAATTCATTGCACTGCGCGATACAGCCGAGGAAGCTGGCGTTCCAGAAGCTAAAATCTGCGCGGCATACGGCGCACCATCGCTTGAGCAGTTCCCGGTGGACGCTTTCGACAGGGCGATGAAGAAACTGAGCGCGACCATCGCGGCAAACGCGGAACAGAGCCAGATTGGCGATATTCTCGCGGAGGCACTGGGCAATGAGTGAGCAGGGAAGCCAGGAATGGCTGGCCGAGCGTGCGGGGCGGGTAACCGCCTCGGCACTGTCAAATGTGATGATGGCGAAGACAGCAGCCGGGTATCAGAACTACATGGCGCAGCTTGTATGCGAGCGCCTGACAGGCCAGCCTGTTGAGACATTCAAGAGCGCGGCGATGGAACACGGCAACGAGACCGAGCCGCAAGCGCGGGCGTTCTATGAACTAGAGACAGGCAACGAGGTGACCGAGGTAGGGTTTATCCCGCATCCGGTCATTGAATGGTCTGGCGCATCACCCGACGGCTTGATTGGCGACGATGGCTTGGTGGAGATAAAGTGTCCCCAGCCGGCCAAGCACATCAAAAACCTGACAGGTGGCAGCATCGACAAAGGCTATTTGCTGCAAATGCAGTGGCAGATGGAATGCACCGGGCGGACGTGGTGCGATTTTGTTTCGTTCAACCCGTCATTTCCTGAGCATCTAAAGATGCAGGTGACGCGCGTTGACGCCGACCCGAAGCTGCAAGCGGAGTTGCGGCAGGCGGTGACGGACTTCGTGCAACAGGTCCAAGGCAAGTTGGCCGAGTTAGAGGCGCGGGCATGAAGACAATTCGCGTCTTAACAGAACACGAGGCGCAGAAGGTGGCTGGTATGATTACCGGCCTCCCCCTGCCCTTCACCATCACCATCGGCGATGGCAACAAACGCACGCTGTCTCAGAACAGCCTTCTGCACAAATGGTATGGCGACATTGCCAAGCACCTCGGCGACATGACAGCGGCACAAGTCAAAGGGCAATGCCATGTGGCCTACGGCGTGCCAATTCGCAGGCGAGATCCGATATGGTCACGGGTATGGGAGCGGATGTTTGACGGCTTAACATACGAACAGCAATGCTTTCTATTCGAGCGTGGCATTCTGGCGATGACGCGCGAAATGAGCGTCAAGGAACTGACGGAATACATGGATGCGGTGCAGGGCCACTACCGGGCGCAAGGCGTGCCGCTGACCGACCCAGAGATACTGAAGTATGAGAACGAGGTGCCGCGATGAAATGGCAATCAATAGAAACAGCGCCGAAAAAATCAACCGATCCTGACGTTTCCTTTGGGCCTATGGTCATCTTGGCAAGCACGAACGGCCATCGCGCTATTGGATATTGGTCAGATGGATACGGCGTGCGGCGCGAAGGATGGGTGAATCCGCACGATCACCAAGTAATGAATTATTGGAACGCATTTACCCACTGGATGCCACTACCGGAGCCGCCGCAATGAACCTAACAGGACAACAGCCATCACAGAAGCCGCAGAGGGCCAAGCCAAACCCGGCCTATCTTGCCAAGGTCCGAGACCTACCTTGCATCATCTGCACAGCCTACTGCCTGCCACAGCAAAGCCCAACTCAAGCGCATCACGTCATTCATCAGCGCGGCAGTTTCCGCAAGGTGCCGGATGAGATGACAATCCCTCTGTGCGAGGGGCATCATCAGGGCTTGATGGACACCAGCAAGATTGCGCTGCACCAACAGCCAAGCCGCTGGAAACGCGAGTACGGGCAAGACATAGACTGGATAAGCAAAACCGAGGACATGATTGAAGCAAGAGAGGCAAACACAATATGACCGAGACACAGACCGCGAAGATACTGGCGCACCTCAAGACAGGCCGCAGCATCACGCCGATTGACGCGCTCAACAAATACGGCTGTTTCCGCTTGGGAGCGCGTATCTATGACCTAAAGCAATCCGGCCACAACATCTACAGGGAAATGGTTGAGACCGACAGCGGCAAGCGGGTAGCGTCCTATACGCTGGTGAAGCCATGAAGTGCCTGACAATCAAACTGCCGTTTCCCCCAGCAATCCTGAACCCAAACGCTCGACCGCATCATCTGCGGCTGGCAGCTGAGAAAAAGAAGTACCGCCAGTGGTGCCGACTGGAATGCACAGCGTGGGGCGTCAATCGGTTCAAAGCGGACCAGATACATCTACACATCGAGTTTCACCCGCCGAACAACCGACGCCGCGACCGGGACAATCTCATTGCCGCGTTCAAGGCGGGGCAGGACGCGCTGTCCGATGCGCTGGGCGTCGATGACAGCCTGTTCCATGTTTCATACGCGCCGATACAGCCGCCAGACGCTAATAATCTGGGCTACGTTATCGTGCGAATCTCGGACATGCCGCTGGTTGCTGAAGTGCCGTTTGAGGGGTGGATTAAATGACAAGCGACCCTTACCGTGAGGCAGGGCCGCTTGAATAATCCACATGCAGCGGATAAAGTGCATTCACCACAAACGCAGGAAATTGATACCATGATTAAAATCTGGGTTCAATGGACTGCCCCAACATAGAGGGCAAAATGAACTTACCATCCACAATATCTGTTAGCGGCGCATCGCTTCCGCAGACATATCAAGCCGCACAAGCCGCGCTTGCTCAATGCAGTCAGGTTGATGAATGCAAAGACTGGGCAGACAAGGCGGCGGCGCTGGCAAGCTACGCGCGGCAATCCGAAGACCAAGAACTTGAGCGGATGGCACAGCGCATTCGAGCGCGGGCTATTCGTCGTGCTGGGGAGTTATTGAAACAGATTGAGCCTGCAACGGGCTACAATTTGCCAAACGTCGAAAAGGCGGGCGAGCGCCCTTTCGGAAAATATGATGCTGCGCGTGAGGCTGGAATGTCGCCTCACCAAGCGAAGCAAGCAACCCGCATCGCCAATGTTCCAGAGCGTGATTTTCAGGAGCAAATCGAAGCCGACAAACCGCCGACACTTTCACAGCTTGCAAGCCAAGGAACAAAGCCGCGCAAGCCTTTAGTGGATTTGGAGGGCAGAGACCCGAAGGAATACAATCGCGCATTGCACTATGTCGCTGAGTTTGAGCAAGCGGCGCGAGACCTAACAAATCAAAATCACGACCAAATTTTGCCAACTTTGAACGAAAAAGAGCGGGCAAGACTAAGGGCAGCAATTCAAAAGATTGATGCAATCACAGACAAAGTAGCAACAAGGATATGAAGAAAATGCAAGACATTAAGCAAATCAAAGCTGAGATACGAAAGATGGTGCAAGACACCGTTGAAAGCGGCGCTATCGGACACGTTCAATTCTTCACCGCTAAAATCATGTCAGAGCGGCCTGACATTCAGGGCGAGGATGCAGACTTTTACACGATATGCGCTCGTGAAACTATTGTTGGCATGGTCAAACGCGCCGTTGATAAATACGCCGAACCGACCGCAGAAACACCAATTCTTGACGGGTTTGAGCATCTTCGCACCGCATATCCTGTTCACCGTGGCGACGACCACTTGCTTGTTCCAGTTAACCTTTGCACAGACGAAGAACTTGAGGCGAGGGCTATTGAGTTTGAAAAAGCTGCAAAAGGCATGATGAAGCACGCCAAAGAGTTGCGGGCATATGTTCAAGAGCGGCGCGACCGCCAAGATGGACAAATGCTTCTAGGCTCTTAAAGTAAAGCGGCCCTTACCGTGAGGCAGGGCCGCTTGATTTTCCGCTGGTTAGGCGGTAGAAAATGAGCATGGCTTGCTGGGTCATTTGTAGCGCATTGTGGTGATGCGTTCAAGACCCGGCCCGAAAAGTGAAGGGCAAAAATGAGCAAAACACCATTCATGCCGTTATGGGTTTCTGACTTTCTCGGAGACACGTTAGACCTCGATGCCGCCGAGGTCGGCGCGTATATGCTGCTGCTGATGGCGCAGTGGAACCGTGACGGAAACAGCCTTCCTGATGACCACAAAAAGCTACAAAGGGTGGCTCGATGCGGGCGCAACTGGACGCGCGTTTGGGGTCAGATTGAGCGGTATTTTGAGCGTGACGATGATGGCATTTACAGCAAAAGACTACGTTTAGAGGCACAAAATGTTGCAGCGAAACGTGCAGTTAACGCGCACAATGGGGCGCGTGGCGGCGCTGATAAGGCTTTGAAATCTAAAGAACAGAGCATAGCAAACGCTACAAATTCGCTACAGCGAAACGCTAGCATACCAGAACCAGAACCATATATTAACGATGATACTAACGTATCATCTAGGCGATCTGGCAAGGATGAAGGGTTCTCTGATTTCTGGGAAATCTGGCCTTCAAAGAAAAACAAACAGAACGCTGTGAAGGCTTGGCGAAAGCTGAACATCGAAAGCAAGCGGGCAGCATACGCTGCGGTCAGGGCGGGATGGTTTGACCAATGGCAGGCCGCAAGCCCAGATGCCAACCCTATCCATGCGGCAACGTATCTTAACAACCGACGCTGGGAGGACCAGCAATCAATTCCACACATGCGCCAAATTGAAGGAGGCCGCACCAATGTCAAACGATCTATCGCTGAACGTCTTGAAGCCCGCTTCTCCGAAATGGATAGCGGGCAGGATCGAGACCCTTCTAAGCCATTATTTTCGACCAGCAACGAACGAGATGGTGGAGGAGGCGGCGATGATGGACTGGATCAAGGCGTTGTCCGGGTTTTCCCAAGAACAGATTGGGGCGGCATGTGAGCAGTACTTGCGGCAAGAGCCGAAACGCCGCCCGGCACCGGCAGACATTCGGATATTTATTCTCGAAGCCCGCGGAACATCTGAGAGCAAGGCGGGGCGCGGCGACAGAACCAAGCTGACACACGACGAAGCGAAGTTGCTTTACGAGCGGGTTTTACCAGCCGCGCAACGTATGCTGTTGACGCCTTCATTGCGGGAACATGCAATTAAAACCTTGGATTATTGGGGCGAGACAATCCCCGAACAATATCGGGGGCAGGCATGAGTCAATTCAGTCACTGGACGGAGGAAGACATCATTGACCGCTTCATTGCGGGCATGAACTTTGGTCGGCTGGCACGCATGACTGGCCGCACCATACCTGAAATCAAACGCATCATCACAAGGAGTGAATCATGACTGATAGCGTGACAGCCGAAGAACTGCGGCAATTCGTGGAGCGTATCGAAACGCTCGAAGCCGAAAAGCAAGAGGCCGCAGAGGCGCAGAAGGAAGTTTACGCCGAGGCCAAGGGTCGTGGCTATGACAGCGCCGTCCTGCGCAAAGTGGTAGCACGTCGCAAGCGCAACCGCGACGAACTGGCCGAGGAGGAAGCCATCCTTGAACTGTACGAAGCCGCAATCGAAGGGAGAGCATGATGCCGGTAATTAATAAAAACGATGCTGAAAATTACAAATGCCCGTGGAACGACTTTAAGCCGTGCATTGGCGACGAGTGCATGGCATGGGCCAGAGTTGGCCGTTCTCACGAATACATCGAAACAGACAACCTGATGGAAACTCCTGACGGCTTGCGCCCCGACAACGAAAAAGCGCCGCCAATGCCGGATGGTGAGGGCTGGGAAAAGGACGGGCCGGAAACGGCAAAGGGCTATCACAGGTCGGCGCAAGACAAGTTGCCTAAAGCGCGGGGGCAGCGATGGATACGCAAGGTTCCGTTGGTAAACGGGTTTTGCGGACGCGCTACAGCAGATCATTCACAGGGATATTTTTGATGCAACAGCTAACAATCGCGGGCAACGTCGGCAAAGACGCTGAACTTCGCCGCACAGGCAACGGTGACGCCGTTCTTGGGTTTTCCGTAGCAGTGGACAACGGCAAGGACAAAAACGGCAACAAGCGCGACAGCACATGGTTCGATTGCAGTATCTGGGGCAAGCGGGCCGAAAGCCTTGAGCGGTATATCACCAAGGGAACGAAGGTGGTTCTTACAGGCCGACCGACAGCGCGAGAACACAATGGCAAGGCGTATCTGGGCATCAGCGTCAACGACCTGACGTTTATGGGTGGCAATAGCCAAGGAGGGAACGAGCCGCGTCAGGACAACTACCAAGCGCCTGAACAGCCTGCGCAGCAAGGGTTCGATGACGAGATACCATTCTGAGGCTTTGCAAGTTTGCAGGTTAGTTTGCAGTTTTGCAGATTGCACCCTGACTTGTGAATGATAGCATCAGAACGCACGGCCTAGGTTAGCTACCGAACACCGGAACCTCCCCCGGCTGGCCGTGCATCTCTCAGGGAGAGCGATAGGAGGTCGCACTATGTTTAGCAAAATGTTTATAAGTAAATATCTCTGCAAAGAGGTTGAGCTGACAGCGCGGGCGATTGCGGCTCATTATGAAGGCGCTTTTGACGAAAGGGGCGAGTGGTTCAGGTATGTCATGAAGAATCTTCACAAAGACGGCATGGTTAAAGAAGTTTTTCCGCATGGAAGAATGTTTAGCGATGCTGTTTTTTTGTGCCATCTCGACGAGGTTTCTGGTGAAAATTATCAAGAGATGGAAGTTGAGTTTGAGGAGTATGACTTGGAGGTTACAAAATGAGCCTTCAGGAATACCGTCAATTCATTGCATCACGCGCGGTAGCGCAGACGATGCAGGGCTTTGCGCCGAAGCCAATCAACGACATGGCAAAGCAACACCAGATTGCCGCGCTGGACTTCGCGTTGAACCGTGGCAAGAGCGCGGCGTTTCTCGACACCGGGCTTGGCAAGTCATTTATTGAACTGGAATGGGCGCGGCAGGTATCCGAGGAAACCGGCAAGCCAGTGCTAATCCTGACACCGCTGGCAGTTGCTGGTCAGATGGTCCGAGAGGGCGTCAAGTTTGGCATTGATGCGCGGCAGATACGCGAGCAGCACGAAGTCGGCGCAGGCGTCATGGTGGCGAACTATGAGCGTTTGTCAAAGCTAGATCCGGCATCGTTTGGCGGCGTCGTTCTGGATGAAAGCAGTATCCTGAAATCGTTTGCCGGCCGCACGCGCAACCTGTTGATGGAGGCGTTTGATGGTCTGAATTACAAACTGGCCGCGACCGCTACGCCTTCACCGAATGACCACATGGAACTTGGCAACCATGCGGAGTTTCTTGGCGTGATGCGACAGCAGGAGATGCTGTCAAAATGGTTTATCAACGACACCAGCACGGCATCGCAGGAATGGCGGTTGAAGGGTCACGCGCAAGAAGACTTCTGGTCATGGGTGGCGTCATGGTCACGCTGCGCAACGCTACCATCGGATCTAGGTGGCGACGATACAGGATATGTTTTGCCTGATATTGACCGACGCTTGCATCAGGTCGCAGCCGACCGAATGGCGGATGCAGAGCAAGGGATGCTATTCCGTATCCCAGAACTCAGCGCAACCAGCTTCCACCAAGAAAAGCGCCTGACCATGCAAGACCGTTGCGAACGCGCTGCGGAACTGGCGAGCCACGATAAGCCGGTCACGGTCTGGTGCGAAACGAACGAAGAGAGCGCATTGCTTACGAAGATGATTGACGGGGCTGTTGAGGTCAGGGGAGACCAAAAGCCAGAAGAAAAAGAGGCGCGACTATTGGGCTTTGCAGATGGGCAATATCGGGCAATCGTGACCAAACCAAAGCTTGCAGGCTTTGGTGTGAACTGGCAACATTGCGCACATGCCGTATTTGCCAGCATCAGCTTTTCATACGAGCAACACTATCAGGCGGTTCGGCGGTCGCATCGCTTTGGGCAAAAGGAGCAGGTCAGGAACGACATCGTTATCGCAGACACAGAAGCCGCTATTTGGCGGGCCATTCACGGCAAGGCCGAGAAGCACGAAGAAATGAAGCGCCGCATGTCAGACGCTATGCGCCGCGCACAATCTGAAACTCAAACCCGCGTGAAGTATGACCGTCCTCTGGACCTCGCATTTCCGCACTGGATTAAGGAAGAAACCAATGACTAAGCAGCCAGAATATCAGGGCAACGGATGGGCCATCCACAACAGCGATTGCATCGAAGGTATGCACGCGATGCCGCAGAACAGCGTTGATTGCGCCATCTTTTCCCCGCCGTTTGGTGATCTGTTTGTCTATTCCGACAGTGAGCGCGACCTTGGCAACGCTGGGGAAGGCGAAGCGTTCATGGAGCAATATCGTTTTTTTGCAGAGGCATTGACGCGCGTTCTTCGACCTGGCCGGATTGCATGTGTTCACTGCACCGACCTGCCGATGCGCAAGGGCAAGCACGGGGCCATCGGCCTACAAGACTTCTCTGGCGACCTTATTAGGGCGCACAGCGATGCGGGGCTGGTATATCATGGCCGCGCAACAATCTGGAAAGACCCAGTGGTCGAGATGCAGCGCACCAAGGCCATCGGCTTGCTCTACAAGCAGATCCGCAAAGACAGCGCCATGAACCGCGTTGGGATGCCTGATTACATGCTATTCTTTCGCAAGGACGCACCAAACGAGCGGCCTATTCAACATGCGGCACCAAGCGACAAGGAAGCCGTAAAGATTGCCAAGGAATGGCTGGACGAACTTACACGGCAAGGGCTTTGCGCAGGAACCCCGCCGGATGAAGTGTTGGCAGAACTCATCAAAGACGCAGAGTTTGACGTGATGGAATGGCAGCGTGTCGCAAGCCCGGTATGGATGGACATTCAGCAAGGTAACGTCCTGCGCAATTACCGCGATGCCAAGGGAGCGAACGACGAAAAGCACGTTTGCCCGCTTCAGCTTGACGTTATCCGCAAGTGCCTGCGTCTCTATACGCGACCCGGCGATGTGGTCATGGACCCGTTCAACGGCATAGGCTCTACCGGATACGAGGCGGTCAAGGCGCGGCGCAAGTATATCGGCTTTGAACTCAAGCCGGAATATGCCGCCCAAGCCAACAAGAATCTGAAAGACGCCGAACAGCACGGCGCAGACCTTTTCGCAGCGGAGTAAACCCATGATTACAGCATACAGCGTCAAGCCCCGCATCTCTCGCACCGCAGAAAACAAGCCGAAGCCGCAATTTGCAAACCTTGATGAACTCATCGCCGCAATGAAAGCGGATGCCAAAGAAATCAACAAACGGCACAACAAAGAGCGTCCACCAGTGCAAGAGGCGCGTGGACCAGTCGCGGAGGCTAGGATATTTGATTTTGTCAGAGAGAACCCTGGCGCATCTGTTCACGAGATAGCAGCGCATTTTAACCGTGAGCCGAAATCCATCGCCAGTCTTCTGAGCCGGATGGAGGAACGCCGCACCGTCAAGGCGTCAATGGGCAAGAACCCAGCCACAGGGCGTCCAGTGCGATGCTTTACGATTGCCAAGCAGCCCGAACAGAGCGGCGTGAAGAAAAGCCCTATCCGCGACATGGTGGAGGCGTTCATTCGAGCAAACCCCGGCTGTCTGACGGCTGACCTCGCGGCGCACATGGGATGCAGCAACAAATCGGCGGCGGACAAGATCGCCACCGCGAGAAAGGCGCTCAACATCCGGTCAGAGCGGACAGGCCGCAGCAACAACGCACCCATGCGGCATTGGTTGGAGGACGGGAAATGACCACCACAATCCGCATCATCCGCAGCGCCATCCCCGGCGAGAGCAGCGGCAGCTATGGCTATGTGGCGCTGGTCACTATGCCTGCCGCACCGTGGGAGCAACCAGTGAGCAAGGACGAGGCATGGCGGCAAGCCCGCGAGTTGGGCGCGTATGTCAGGACAAACCATCCAGAGCCAAAGGGCAAGAAATGACCCGCCTCGCATTCGCAGTTATCCTTGCGACCAGCGCACAAGCTGAACCCGTCAACTTGACCAACGCCAACATTGAAGGCGACAAGGCAGAACTGCGGATGGAAAGCCCAACGATGGGCGTTCTGACGTATCACAACACAGCACAGCAGCGAAGCGCCAACGGAACGTGGGAAGTCGCAAGCGACGAGGTTTTATGCCTGTTGAACATCACAGTGGCAGATGCCGAGACGGCAAGCGTGCAATGCGCAGAAGGCTGGACAGTTGAACCTGAAACAGCAGAAGTGCCAGATGGCGAGACGTTCCATTTCATTGTGATGTGGCCGCAGGGATAACAAATAGGTCAGCGGACGGAGCCGGGGCGGCTGCACATGGTCAAGTCATGGTTAGCCCCTATCATCCGCAGCTTGGGCCGGGTTTATATGCAGCCTAACCTTGCCCGGTGACCAAGCATCAGAAACGTGATAAGGTAACAAACATGGATAAATTTCCCGCCTATAAAACCATTTCGACCGCTGACTTGATACCATACGCACGCAACAGCCGAACGCACAGCGATGCGCAGGTGGCAAAGCTGGCGGCGTCAATCCGTGAGTTTGGGTTCTTAAATCCGATTATCGTGGACGGCGCAAACGGCATCATCGCAGGTCACGGGCGCGTCATGGCGGCGCAAAAGCTGGGCATGGACAAGCTGCCTTGTATCGAGGCCGCGCACCTGACCGACGCGCAAAGGCGGGCTTACGTCATTGCTGACAACCGCATGGCGCTAGATGCCGGATGGGACAACGACCTCCTCAAGATTGAATTGGACGATTTGCGAGATGAAGGGTTTGACCTCAGCCTAACTGGTTTTGAAGTTGACGAGATCGACGCGCTTGATCTGGAGTCGGATGCTGAGAACCTGCCCGGTGAGGGCGATAACGAGGGCAGCACCGCAAGTCTTGCGGACAAGTTTGGCATTGCACCGTTCTCAGTGCTGAACGCCCGCGAGGGCTGGTGGCAGTCGCGCAAGCGGGCTTGGTTGGCGCTTGGGATAAAGAGCGAGTTGGGGCGGGGCGAGAATGGCCACCACGCAGCGCCGGGGGGGCAGTCCGATGGTGGCGGGATATGATAAGGATGGAAAACGATTGACCGGATTAAAGAATATTGGAGGCCGCAATGGCTAAACGCAAAGCGGCGACATTTGGACAAGACCTGATGCGCGGCGAGCATGTCGTGGGGGGGGTGCAAGGTGAGTAAATCCGAGCAGCATGTCCAAGGCGTGCTTATGAAGTCAGACAGCGGAAACGACCCAGCATATTACTTCAAAAAGCAGGAAGCAGAAAAAAAAGCCGGACGCCCTCTAAGCACTGAGGAATTCCAGCGCGACTGGTATGAAGGGCCGGACAGCTACAGTTCCGGAACCAGCATATTTGACCCCGTTCTCTGCGAACTCGCGTATAGCTGGTTCTGTCCGCAGGGCGGCACGATACTGGACCCTTTCGCGGGCGGCTCGGTGCGCGGAGTTGTGGCCTCGCGTTTGGGGCGGCAATACATCGGCGTCGAGTTGCGCCCGGAGCAGGTTGAGGCGAACCGCATTCAGGGCGATGCGCTGTGCAGCGACCCAATGCCGGTCTGGCACATTGGCGACAGTCGCAACATCGACAAGATCGCCAGCGACGTGCAAGCTGACTTCGTTTTTTCCTGCCCGCCTTATGCTGACCTTGAGGTCTACAGCGACGACCCGAACGACTTGTCCACGCTGAAATATGATGACTTCAGGCCTGCTTATTTTGAGATCATTGCTAAAGCGTGTGCCCAGCTAAAGCAGGACCGGTTTGCCTGTTTCGTGGTGGGCGACGTGCGGGACAAGAAAGGCAACTACTACAACTTCGTGGGCGATACAGTAGAGGCGTTCCGCGCGGCTGGGCTGCACTATTATAACGAGGCAATTCTTGTCACGTCTGTTGGCAGCTTGCCGATCCGTGTCGGGCGGCAATTTTCAACGGGGCGCAAGTTGGGCAAGACGCACCAGAATGTTCTGGTTTTTGTTAAGGGCAGCGGCAAGAAAGCCGCCGATGCGTGCGGTGAGGTTGAGGTGCATGTGCCAGACGCCGAAAACGCTGACTTGGGCGAGGAGCTATGACGCCGCCTGTTGTAACATATCACGACGGAATTGCAGTAGTGCGCGACGATCTTTTCAAAGGCGGCACCAAGGCGCGGTTCTTGCCCGTTTTATTTGATGACGCTGACGAAGTGGTTTATGCCAGCCCAGCTGAGGGGGGCGCACAGACAGCCCTAGCGCACACTGCGGCATCATTAGGTAAGCGGGCCACGATCTTTGTGGCGAAACGAAAGCAGCCGCACAACAGGACGCTTGAGGCCAAACGGGTCGGCGCAAAGGTGATGCAGGTTCCGCACGGGTATTTTAACGTCGTTCAAGCACGCGCAAGGGAGTATTGCCAGAGAACAGGCGCAAAGCTGGCCCCGTTTGGCGTCAACCTGCCCGAAGCTATTGAGACAATTGCAGAGGCAGCAAAGACCACAGGTATTAATCCCGACGAGGTTTGGTGTGCCAGCGGATCAGGCGTCTTGGCGCGAAGCCTTGCAATGGCATGGCCAAATGCACGGAGGCATGTTGTTCAAGTCGGTCGGGCTTTGTCTGCAAGCGAGGTGCAGGGCGCAACCATACACGAGGCTGGAATGCCGTTTTCAAAAGCCCTTAAATTTCAACCGCCGTTTCCCTCTTGTCCCCATTACGACGCTAAGGCGTGGCGGATATGCAAAGCCCGGCGCGGGGCCGGGCTTGTTTTGTTCTGGAATGTTACAGGGCCAGCATGTCCTTAGAGGTTGCAAATATGAGCGCTATTTCCAAGATCGTTGATTGCATAAATCATCGTGCGCTTGTCGCCATGCTTGGCGGCATATGCCTGCGCTTCAGTAAATGTTTTGCAAACCTCAACGCTGCGCTTAAATCCGCGTCCGCGAACTGCGTTAAAATGCGTGGCTGTGTCAAAGCAAAACTGTTCATGCGGGTTTGTGAAGGTCATTGGTTTTTCCTAGTGTTTGGGGTTGCGTTGTTTGAGCAGGTTGCCGCATCTAAATTGACGTAGCAAGAGGTAAAAAATGCCTAAACTAAAAAGAAAACCACCGCACGCGCCAACCCCAGAGCAGCGCCAGATTGTGCAGCTACACGCGACCATAGGCACGCCTCAAGAAAGCATTGCCCGCATCATCGGCATCGATGCCAAGACGCTGCGCAAGCATTACCGGGACGAACTCGACCTTGCGATTGCCAAGGCCAACGCGACCATCGGCGGTGCGCTATTTAACAAGGCAAAGGGCGGCGATACAGCAGCACAGATATTCTGGATGAAGACGAGGGCGCAATGGCGCGAGCGTCAAGAGGTTGACCATACCAGCAGCGACGGCAGCATGAGGCCGACGACAATCATCATTGCAGACGCAGATGACGACAACGACGGTTAAGCTACCCAAGAAGCTAAAGAAGGTTTACGGGCCAGAACGCGGCTCGGTTAAGTATCGAGCGACATACGGCGGCAGGGGCAGCGCCAAGTCATTTACGGCGGCGCTGATGGCAGCAATCTGGGGCTTCAAAGACCCTATTCGCGTTCTGTGCGCACGCGAGTTTCAGGTATCTATTGCAGAAAGTTTCCACGCCGAACTCAAGGCGGCGATTGCATCACAGCCCTGGCTCGAAGCGCATTATGACGTGGGCCGGGATTACCTGCGCGGGGAAAACGGCTCGGAGTTTATCTTTCGCGGGCTTCGCAGGAATGAGCAAAGCATTAAGTCGCTTGCCAAGGTGGACCTGACGATTGTTGAGGAAGCCGAGGACGTGCCGGAAACGTCATGGATTGCACTTGAGGCGACCGTATTCCGACAGCCTAAGTCCGAACTCTGGGCCATCTGGAACCCGCGCACCGATGGCAGTCCGGTTGACCGCAGGTTCCGCAAGACACCACCAGAGAGCGCGTTGATTGCCGAGGTGAATTGGAACGACAATCCGTATTTCCCTGACGGCCTCAAGGCATTGCGTGAGCGCCAGCAGCGGCTACTCGACCCGGCGACATATGCCCATGTCTGGGAAGGTGCGTATCTCGAAAACAGTGATGCGCAGGTGTTCGGCAGCAAGGCGACGGTGGAACCGTTTGAACCTAACCCGCGCCTGCCTGAGTGGCAGGGGCCATTCTACGGAGGCGACTTTGGCTTCTCACAAGACCCGACGGCAGCGGTGGAATGCTGGATACGCGGCGATAACTTTTACATTCGCAGGGAGGCATTTCGCACGGGCTTGGAACTGGACGACACCGCGCCGTTTGTTGTTAGCGCGATACCGGGCTTTGAACGGGAGGTGAGCCGATGGGATAGCGCAAGACCAGAAAGCATCAGCCACCTAAATCGTCACGGGCTACCAATGGCGAGGGCTGTAACCAAGTGGCCTGGCAGCGTTGAGGACGGCATTGCGTGGCTCAGGTCATGGGGGTCTATCATAATACACCCAGATTGTGCTAATATGCAGCGCGAGGCGCGGCTGTATAGCTACAAGACAAACGAGAACGGCGACGTGACAACAAAGATTATCGACGCTCACAACCACGGATGGGACGCCGTGCGCTATGCCGTTCAACCCATGATTCGAGGCGGCTCGGACCAAGTATTCGGAGTGCTATAATGGCAGTGTGGCCTTTTAAGCGAACAGAAGAAAAGGCGCACCCAGCAGGCGGCGCATTGATGATTGGCGGCGGGCCAGCTTGGGCGCGTAAGGACAAGAGCCAGCAATACATCACCGAAGGCTATCAGCTAAACGTCATTGTCTATCGCGCGGTGAATGAAATCGTGCGGGCGGCAACGTCTATCAACGTCGAACTCTACAACGGCGAAGATGCTATCGAGCAGCACCCGGTTCTGGACTTGCTCAAACAACCGACGCCGGGCGGGACGTGGCAAACGTGGCTGACCGAAATGCTGGTGAACCGGATGCTTCTAGGCGAGATGGCCGCAGCGTCCGACAACCCGCGACAGCCGACCGAGATATGGCCTCTTCTGCCGCTCAATATCGCGGTCGTTCCCGGCGCGTCTGGCCTTCCCCGGCAATACATCTACGAAGTGAACCGCAAGAAGACGGTTTTCGAGGTGGACCAAATTACCGGGCAGTCTGACCTGCTATTCGTCAAGACGTACAATCCGTCGGACTATTGGCGCGGGCAGTCCCCGCTCATGGCTGCGGCAATCGCTGGCGATACGCACAACGCCGGGATGCGGTGGAACTATTCGCTGTTGAAAAACAGCGCACGGCCTTCTGGGCTTATCCGGTTCAAGACAGGCTACCCGTCCGGTGAGATGATTAACCGGATGCGCGAGTATTTCAAAGCGCGGATGCAAGGGGCCGAGAACGCGGGCGAGATACCGATGCTGGCCGACGATGCTGAATGGCAGCAGCTATCGCAGTCGGCGCGGGACATGGACTTTTCCAACACGATGCGCGAGACGGCGAAATACGTCGCTGCGGCGCTTGGCGTTCCGCTTCCGCTCATCGACAACGACGCCAGCACGTTCAACAATCTCGAACAGGCCAAGGAACGGCTTTACACCGACACCGTTATTCCGCTGATGCGCGATGTGCTGGCAAGCCTGAACACATGGCTCCTGCCGCGCTATGGCGATGGACTGGAACTTCGGCTAGACCTCGATACTATCCCTGCCCTTGAGGCTCTACGCGAGCGGATGTTTCAACGTGCCGTCACAGCATACCGCGAAGGCGTGTTGACGCTGCAAGAGGCGCGGATGCTCATGGGGTATGAGCCGGAAGCCGATGGCGAGTTTAAGCCAACACCGGGCGCGTCGTTTGACCTGCCTGCCGAAGACATCAAGGCGCTGGCCTACGGGCTGGACATCGAGACTAAGGCCGACAGCTACGCTCCGAACGATGGCATGAAGCAAGAAGCCAAGCGCGGGCTGGAATGGCGGCGCGAGTTTAACCGAGGCGGGACCGAGGTAGGCGTTGCGCGAGCGCGTGACATATCCAATGGCAAGAACCTAAGCGCCGATACCGTCAAGCGGATGAGCAGCTATTTCGCGCGGCATGAAGTGGACAAGCAGGGCGAAGGATGGTCACCGGGAGAACCGGGATACCCAAGCGCCGGACGTATAGCGTGGGCGCTTTGGGGCGGTGATGCAGGCAAGTCTTGGGCGGCAAAGATTGTCAGGCAAATGGACGATGAATGATGGCGCGAAAGCCCGCATTCATCAGCCACAGCCCTGAGCGCGAAGCTGCCATTCAGTCGCGTCTATTGGACGTGATGGAGACGCGTTTTCGTCGCAAGATTGCGGGCGTGGTGGCCGATGAGAGCAAGCGGTATCTCGAAGCGTATCAGGAACTAGGATATGTCCCCGCCCCGTCGGATGATGACGTGCAGGCGTTCCGAGACCTGTATAAAGAGATGGCCCTTCAGACCGTGCGGACGTTTGGGGCGCGTGTTGTCAGTCAGGGCAAGGCACTAGGCTATGACCTTGAAGCCAAACAGGAGGGCGGCTTTGCGGCGCTGTTCCGGTCTTTGGCTCTGGCGTGGATTAACCTAGAGCCAATCCGAAAGCGTATCACCCGCGTGACTGAAACAACCCGCAGCCGCATTGTCTCGGAGGTTGCGCGAGGACAGCAAGACGGGCTTGGCGTTGATGCTATCGCCAAGGGCATCAATAATCGCGTGCCGTCCATCTCACGGGCGAGAGGCGCGTTGATAGCGCGAACCGAAACGCACAATGCGGCAAACTACGCCATGCACGAGACCGCCAAGTCCACCGGGCTTGAGTTGGAAAAGGAATGGGTCAGCACCGAAGACGCGCGGACGCGCAACTTTGGCGACGATGCGGAATATGACCACGTTTCAATGCACGGTCAGAAGCGAGCGATGGATGAGCCGTTTTCTATGCCGTGGATTGGCGGGCCGGACTTGTTGATTATGTATCCCGGCGAGGCGGGCAAGCCGGGAGCGGCGACTATAAATTGTAGGTGTAGTAGCATACATCGCGTGGTCGGGCTTGACGACTAGGGCGGACACCGCCTAACATATTTGCATTCATATTGACCTTCCTGACTAGACTGCCTTCGGGCGGTCTTTTTTTGTGCCTGAGCCATGACTTTGCAACTTTGCAGTTTCGTGGTATATAGTTTGCAAAGGCCGTTGTGAAACGTCCGAAGCCCTTAGATGGAGCCTTACATGCTGCGCAATTACGCACGCAAAGACGGTGGCGAGCCGCTCGAAACCAAGCTGGCGCACGGACTGACAATCAAGTCCGAAGGCGAGAGCGAAGAATATCTTGAAATCATGGGCTACGGCTCGGTGTTCGGCAACCGCGACAACGGCGGTGACATTGTTATGCCGGGCGCTTTCAAGGAGTGCATCGCATCCGGTCGGCGCGTGAAGATGCTTTGGCAGCATGACGCAAGCCAGCCAATCGGCGTCTGGGATGAGATGTCCGAGGACGAAAATGGCCTGCGCATGAAGGGCCGGGTCGCCAAAAAGGGCAAGGGCGGCGAGGTTGCGGAACTCATCAAGATGGGCGCGGTCGAAGGGCTTTCCATTGGCTACCGCACACAAGAATACGAAATGGACATGGACGAAGGGTCACGCAAGCTGACCAAGCTGGACCTCTGGGAGACCAGCGTCGTGACATTCCCCATGAATGAATTGGCTGGAATCTACGCGATGAAGGCTGACGAAATTACACAGCGCGACCTAGAACGCGCGTTCAAGAATATGGGCCATTCGAACCGCATGGCGAAGGCTATGGCGGGTGGCGCATGGAAGGCACGGGCCGAGGTTCTGCGGGACGCAGACACGGACGTTCCTGAGCAGGTTCAACGGGACGTTGACGAACTCAAAGCACTTTTGACCGAAACCCTGCAAACGATTGGAGGACGTTAATGTCTGATTTTGCAGAAATCAAAGGGCTTGTTGAGAAAATCAACCCGACCCTTACCGAACTGCGCGGCGAAATCGACGCGCTCAAAGCTGCGGCACCAACTGACGTAGTGACCGAGGAAAAGCATCAGCGCATGGCTGACGACATCACGGCCAAGCTGGCTGAGATGCAGACCAAGCAAGCCAAGTTGGAAGCGGCCATGAACCGTCCTGGCGCTGGCGCAGGCAAGGGCATGGATGGCGAACTTGAGCAGAAGCACAAGGACGCATTCCGCCAGTATATGGCAAACGGCACCCTGCCGGACGGCTTCAAAGCAGGTTCCGAGGGCATCGAAGTCAAGGCCATGTCCACCGACGTGAACCCCGACGGCGGCTATCTGGTACGTCCGGAACTGTCGAACACCATTATCACCCGCGTGTTCGAGACCTCCCCGCTTCGTCAGGTGGCGAACGTGGAGCGCACAGGTGCGAAGTCCATCGACATCCTGATTGACGACCAAGAAGCGGCTGCACGCTGGGTCGGTGAAGGCGCATCTGGTGGTCAGACTGACACGCCTCAACTTGCTCAGAAAGTCATCGCGGCTCACAAGATTGAAGCCGACCCGCGTATGACGACCGAGATGATTGAGGACAGCTATCTCGACGTCGAAGCATGGCTTGCTGGCAAGGTTGCCGACAAGTTTGCACGCACTCAGAACACCGCCTTTGTTTCCGGTGACGGCATCGGCAAGCCTCGCGGCTTCCTGACATATGCGGCGGCGGCAGCGGCTGGCACATATGAGCGCAATGCAATCACTCAAATCAACATGGGTTCGGCGGCTGCGCTGAACGCAGATGGTCTGATTGAAGTGCAGAACGGACTGAAGGAAGAATACCAAGCGGGCGCGGTCTTCGGCATGAAGCGCACCACGTTTGGCGCGGCCCTGCAACTCAAGGGCAACGACAACTATTTCTTCAGCCCGGTTCTGATGCGTGACGGCCAAGCGTCTATCCAGCTTCTCGGCAAGCCCGTTGTCTTCATGGACGATATGCCTGCTGTTGCTGCAAACGCTCTGTCTGTTGTCTATGCGGATTTCGGTCGCGCATACACCATCCTCGACCGCGTTGGCCTTCAGGTTCTGCGTGACCCGTACACCAACAAGGGCTTCGTCACATACTATACAACGCAGCGCGTTGGCGGCGATGTGACCAGCTTTGACGCTATCGTTATCGGAAAGGTGGCAGCATAATGGCACAATTTGACATGCGCAATAATGCGGAGTTTGGCCTTGGCCTCTCCGCTACACTGAGCGGGGCAACCCCGGCAGCAGGCGACTGGATTGATATGCAGGGCTGGGAGGCGCTGACCTTCACAGTGTCCACAGGTACAGTCACAGACGCAGGCACCGCATCGGGCTTCTCGTTCGAGGTTCAGGAAAGCGACACAACAGCCGCAGCAGCCGCAACAGCCGTTGCCGATGCTGACTTGGTTGGACTGGAAAGCGCCTTAACCGTGACCGCAGACACCGACGACGACAAGCTGATTGGCTCCATCGGCTACATCGGCTCGAAGCGTTACGTCCGCATTGTGGCAACCGGGACAACCGGGACAGATGCAGCCGTGACCGTCCATGCTCGCAAGGACAAGGGCGCGGTGATGGCAACAGCCACCATCGACAGCGGTACAGCGGCGACCTGAGTTTAGAAGCGGGCGGCTTCGGTCGCCCGTCACTAAGCGCAGGGGCATCCAATGACGAACATCAACTGGTCTGAATTGGTGGACGCCACCGAGGACAACAAACGCGCGGCTGACATCCTCATTCGCACTGACGACAACATGGAGCGCAGAGCGCCATATAACGGCGGATGGATTTACCTGCACGACAGCACCCACACCGTTGACAATAAGCAATCCATTACAGCCGACACGCTCACGCACATGACGATTGACGGATTGGCGGACGACAGCACAACCGACTATCGGCGCGGCATTTCTCTGGACATATTCGGCGGCAGCACAATCCAGCCGTTCGCCATTGGCGAGGCGTACAACATCAACCTCACATTCCGCATCAGCAAGGCCACCAGCACGGCGACCTTTGCCGAGATAGACGTGGGCATTGGCTCGGATTACAGCACTATCATCGCGCGTGACCGTCGGGCTTTGACCAAGGGCAGCGGCATCACGGACTTTCTGTTTTTCAACGGGACGCTGTTCGTGACCGCACCGTTTGCTCAGTATGGAGCGCGGTTCTTTATCAGCTGCTCGGAAAATGTTAGTATCTGGGACAAAGCTATCATGCTGCAAAGGACGCACAGCCCATGACGCGCATCAAAATCCTCCGCACATTCCGCATCGCGCTGGACGGCATCACCGTGCAGACGTGGCATCCCGGCATGGAGCGGGACGTTGACGATAGCACGCTGGCATTGCTCATCGACCAAGGCGCCTGTGAAATTGTGACGAAGGCGCACGACGGCGCGCCTGAGAATAAGACGCGCAAGCCGAAAAAGCCTAAGCTGGTCGGAACTGGTGTTCAAAAGGGCCTGTTGAAATGAGGTTCAACCGCAAGTCCGTTACCGTCACGGCATCGACCGACGACCCGGCCATTTCACTCGCGGACATGAAGGGCTTTCTGCGTGTCGATGGAACCGCAGATGACGACCAGATTACAGCATACATCGCCACGGCAACCGAGGCGGTGAAGCAATATCTTCGGCGAGCTTTGCTGACTGAGACATTCGTGTTCAAGGCTGACGGCTTCACTGAGGCTTACGGCGATGACCGCTTGCTATCGCTTGGGCCAGGCGTCCACACAGCATCGCGTCCATACATCCTTGGCGGTGGCGATACTCTGGATCTTCCTTTTGCTCCGCTGCAATCCGTCACCAGCGTTGTGACCTATGACCGCGACAATGTGAGCGCGACCTACAGCGCATCCCGTTACGGCGTAGACCTGACCAGCGGACGCATCTACCTGAACGAGGGCGAGACGTGGCCGAGCAATCTGCGGGCGCAGGACGCGGTGCAAATAACCTATGTCGCGGGCTATGGCTCCGGCAGCATCCCCGCGCCTATTCTTGAGGCCATCCGGCTTTACGTTTCATCGCTCTATGACGGGACGTGCGAAGGCATCAACATGCAGATGAAGGCGCTATTGGCACCTTATAGGCGCATGGATGAATTGGCATGGTAAACTGCTGCACATCATCCAAGTATAACGCACGGCAACTCAAGGAGGCCGTGACGTTTGAGCGCGTGACCAATACAGCAGACAGCTACGGCGCACGATTGCAGACGTGGGCAACCATCACAGGCGCACCGACACGGGCGATGGTTAAGCCAATGTCAGGCAGCGAGCGGTGGGCATCCGAGCGCACAGAAGCAACATCAACGCACAAGATTGTATGCCGCTACTTTGCCGACCTGACGGAAAAAGACCGCGTGGTTATCAGGAACCGCGCATACAACATCCGCTTCATTGCGAATGTGGACTTTGACGACCAGTGGCTTGAGATAACCGCGCAGCTTGGGGTCGCGGTATGACCGTCACGCTTCGCCTTGAGGGTTCGGCAGAGTTGCAGGCTGCGTTGCGGCGGGCGTCTGGCGAAATCAAGCAGGCCGTTTCGCGGGCGGTCGTCGGCACGGCTTTGGAATTGCAAGGCAACATCAAAACCAGCATCGCGCGAGGGCCAGCATCAGGCCGGACCTATGAGAAATACAATCCGCGCCGGACGCACACGGCATCCGCACCGGGCCAGCCTCCGATGACCGACACGGGCCGTCTGGTCAACAGCATCGAGTTTGACAAGATTGGCGACTTGACCGCGACTGTTGGCAGTAAATTGGCTTATGCGACTTATCTGGAATACGGAACATCTCGCATGGCCGCGCGTCCGTTCTTCCGTCCTGCCATTGAGGAAATCCGACCGAAATACATGGCGCGACTTGAGAAAGCCCTTGGGGATGAATTGCGATGAACTTTGCAGGCGTAGCACAGGCAATCCGAGCGCGGCTGGCAGGCGATGCAGCGCTATCGGCGCTGACGACATACGTTGGCTATGACAAGCCGCAGGACACCAAGCCCGAAAGCATGGTGCCGTTTCCGTTCACTGTCATCGAGGATGTGAGCGCAACGCCTTGGGATACCAAGACCAGCGATGGCGGCGAACAGCTTATACAGGTCACGACCTTTGCGCGGCCTACAGCAAGCCGGAGCGCGATTGACCTCGCAGACGCAGCGGCGCAGGCGACCTATGACGCGCTGCATGACTTTGACTTGGTGGTAAGCGGTTCCAATGTAGTAAATTGCCTGTTCGACAGCAGTCCCGGCAACATACCGGACCCAGACGGCTTTACGCGATACAGGCCGCTAACTTTCCGCATTCAATACGACAGCGGCACATGACTTTGCAGGTTTGCGGGTCTGTGGTATAACTTTGCAAAGCCAATGAAAGGGCAATTAAAATGGCAGCAGAAAGTGGACGCGACCTCCGGGTTGAATATGCGTCAAATGGTTCGACATATGCCGTTGTGGCAGGCGCTCGCACCGACAGCCTCACATTCAACAACGAAGCAATCGACATCACCGATAAGGATGATGCGGGCGTTCGTACATATCTGGATGACATCGCGGTAAAGAGCATGAGCCTTTCATGCACAGGCGTTGCGACAGAATCGACGTTTTCCGCACTTGCGGCAGCGGCGTCCAGCGGAATAGCCCTTCATGCGTTCCGAGTGTCTTTTGGCTCTTTTGCAACGTATACAGGTTCGTTCTTCATCACCTCGTTCGAGGCGACAGGCGAACAGGCCGACACAATCACGTTTACGCTTTCTCTGGAAAGCAGCGGCGCGATTACGGCTTCCTGATGAGCGTTTTTCGTGAAGTCCGAATTGAGTTGGACGGGAAAGAATACTGGTTCACCCCGTCCAACAAATTCCTGCGCCGCATTGACGCTGGCCTAGCGCCTCAAACCCTGTTGGGTGTTGTCGGGACAATGGACGGCAAGAACGTGCCGCTTCCTGCGCTTGCCTATATCATCTCCGAGATGGTGCAGGAGGGTGGCGGCGATGTTGACGAAGATGATGTTCTAGCATCGCTCTATGACGACCTGACAAACAACGGCGGGAACGGCATCGGGCCGCTTGTGCAGTGCATTGGCGATTGCATCACGCCGCCGGGCAAGCCGGAAAAAAACCTACCAGCCCCGGCAGCACAAACCGGGGGCAAGAAAAAGTCCCAACGCAAATAGACTGGACCGGGATGTATGTCACGGCCAGAAGTTGGGGCATACAGCCGAGCGAGTTTTGGGAAATGACGATGGTTGAATGGTTCGCGGAAGCGCAGTTTCACCAGAAGCAAAACGAAGGCCAGAAGCCCGTCAAAGGCCATTTGTCAGACGCCGAGGTTGAACGCCTCAAGCTGTTGTTAGAGGACTGATATGGCGCTTCCAAAGCTACAGGTTCAGGTCACGGCAGATACTAAACAGGCCGAAGATGGTCTGAAAAAAGTATCAGGTGACATCAGACAGGTCGAAAAGGCGTCAACAAGAGCAGTTTCGGCGGTCAAGGCGTTTGCTGTCGGTCTTGCCAGCATTGCCACCGTTTCGGCTGTTTTCTCAAGGGCGGTTGCTGAAAGCCAAAAGTTTGAAACAACGATGTTTCGGATTGGCGCTGTCATCAAGGCGACCGGAGGCGTAGCAGGGCGCACCGCTGACGACCTTCGCAGCTTCGCCAGAGAACTTGCAATGAATACGCTGGAAAGCACTGAGGGCGTGCTTGAGGCGCAGCAGCGATTGCTGACATTCCGCAAAGTCACTGGCGATGTATTCGACCGGACAATTCGCGTAGCGGCTGACCTTTCGGCTGTTCTGGGTCAGAACATGAGCAGTTCTGCCATTCAGTTGGGGCGGGCGCTGGAAGACCCTGTTACTGGATTGAGTGCGCTTGCCCGCAGCGGGACAGTATTTACCGACCAGCAAAAGGAAATGGTCAAGAAGTTGGTTGAAAGCGGCCAGCTACTCAAAGCACAATCGTTCATTCTAGATGAACTAGAGGCGCAATATGGAGGCGCTGCGGTTGCGGCGGCGCAGGGATATGCTGGGGCGCTAGATACTTTAGGCCAAAGGCTTCAGGAGTTTTTCCTTTCCATTGATGAAAACTTGGGGCTGACCAAGGCGCTTTCGGCAATATACCTGACAGCATCCGAGGCGTTGCGCGTCCTGACCGAAAACATGGGCCGATTGGTCACGTACATCGGCACGGCAATGGCGGCATCTGTTGCTTATGCGGCGTTTATGGCGCGGGGCTGGGTCGCGGCATTTGTCGCGGCAAGGCTGGCAACGATCACGCTTGCGGGTTCCTTGGCGCTTCTGCGCACCGCCATGATTAGGACTGGCATTTTGGCGCTAATCGTTGGTGCTGGGGAATTGGTATATCAGTTTACTAGGCTTGTCGGGGCGGCTGGAGGATTTGGCGAAGCAATGGGCCTTTTGGGTGACGTTGCTGTTGAGGTATGGGGCCGCATCAAGGATGGCGCGGCGGCAATGGTTATGTCCATCAAGGCGACATTCTTGGAGATGGAAGGCTCTTTCCTTGGTGCCATTTCGCGCATGGCAATGAAGGCGTCCGACTTCTTCCTATCCATGTCGGAGGGCGTTGCCAACATACCCGGCATGGAGGGGCTTGCGGACGGGCTTATGTCGGCATCCGACGCTTTCCTGCGGGGGGCGGCAAGCACGTCACAAGCAGGCCAGACGTCACTTAATCAGGCAGGAGGGATGCGTGAGCAAGCGGCTGGCCTGTTCGCAGGACTAGATGCGCCGCTTGAGAGCGTCCAGAAAATCCGAGACCTACTCGCGTCCATTAAGGATGAGCGCATCACCCTGCCTGACCTGTTGGGCGTCGGGACTGATGAGGGCGATGGGGGCAAGGGTAAGAGCGCATCCGAAAAGCTAGATGAAGAACTGACCGCACAAGAGGAACGTGTCAAAGAACACTTTGAGCGCGTTAAGGCGCTTGCTCAGGGTGGGTTATCGGACAAGCTAGGCGCTTGGGGCGATTACTTTTCTAACCTCATACAGCTTACGGGCAGCAACAATAAAAAGCTGTTGGCAGCACAGAAAACCTTTGTAGCAGCGCAAGCGTTGATTGACGCATTTGGCGCATACAACAAAGTCTTGAACGACCCAAAGCCGCAGCCTTGGTATGTTCGCCTTGCTGCGGCAGGGCAGGTATTTGCGGCGGCTATGGGCGCAGTTAATGCCATCCGAAGCGCGTCAACGTCTGGCGGAGCATCATCGGCATCTGTTCCATCGGCTTCGGCTGGCGCATCTTCGACTGCTCCTGCTATGGCAACCCAAACAGTCGCCATCAATCTACAAGGCGACACCTTCAGCCGCGCGTCGGTTGAAGGGTTACTTGAACAAATTCAATCGCAGCTAGACCGAGGCGGAAGGCTGGTGTTCCAATGAGCGTTGTCATTCAATCCGGCTTCACTGGCATTGCAGAGCCTATCGACCAGCCGCGCATTTGCTTCGACACCCACACGGCAACGCCTACGGCCACCAGCACGGCCACAGGGGCAAACGTGGCATGGCTTGTTGACGGCGAGACGTGGAGCGTATGGGAAGGCGGCGGCACGTCTCAGACGGTCACGCTGACGTTCTCAAGCGCAGCGACCAGTTACGCGGCGATTGCAGCGCACAATCTGGGCAGCACAGGCGCTACGGTATCCTGCGCAGCGGGTGGTGTTACGGTCGGCAGCATCAGTCCTGACGATGATGGGGCGATCGTGTTCCTGTTCGGCTCAACCACGGTGACGACCGTTGCCTTCACTATCTCCGGCGGTTCGGCAGCACCGCAGATTGCTGTTGCGCAGGCGGGCGAGGTTCTGGAAATGCCGCAGCTATCGGTGTTCACTGGCTTGCCTATCAGCGAAAGCAAGCAAGTTCGGTATCGTCACCAGCAAAGCATCAGGGGTGACGTTCTGGGCCGCGCTGTTGAAGGCGCAGACCTGCGTTTTGACCTGACCGTGCAGAACTTGCCTGAAACGTTCCGAGCGGCGGCGGGTGCTGTGACGTGGAAGGGCTTTATCAACCACGTTGACAACACTGGGCCGTTCTTCATTGCCGCCAAGCCGTCTTCATATCCAGATGATGTTGCCTACGCGCGAGCGATGGAGCGGCCACGGTTTAACCGTGAGCGGGCCAATCTGAACAATTCGGGCGCAGTTACGTTCCAGTGCATGGGATATGCAGCGCCATGACTAAGACCGTTCAAGTCCTAGAGTTGCGGCAGAAGCGTTGCGACCTGCGCTTTGGCGTTGGGACATGCACGGCGACCGGAACACCCAAATGCTTCCAGACGTACAACACCTGCGGCGCAAAGGACGTTTTCAACCTCGACGGCGAGTTGCGCTGGTATTTCACGCGACCGGGCGACCCGGCACCGCTCACGGCTGGATTGCCAACATCCGATGAATGGTATGGGCCAGCAATCCCTATCCTGCGCACAGTAAGGACCGAGCCGACCCGGCTTAACCTGGGAGCGGTGCGTGAGGGTGAAAGCCCGTTCGGCTTGCGCGGGACCGTTTCCGTCACACTAGATGACTTCGAGTTCCGCAATCAATTCGGCGACTTCTACGCATCCGAGCGCACCGTACAGGGAAGCATCGGGCGTTTGCTCTTGGCATGGCTTGGCGAGGCTGTGCCGCAGTTGGAGATGTATCTCTACACGGGCAAGGAGGGCGATAGCCTGGCGGCGATGACAGTGCGCCGCTATGACGTGACGAACATCAACCCGCCTTCGGGCGGGGCGTGGACTATCACGGGGCTAGATCCCCTTGGCAGGGCGGAGCGCAAGAAAGCGCAGTTCCCCCGCGCAACCGACCTGCGCTTGCAGTCCGATATTAACGCCAGCACGACCAGCATCACGGTTACCGGAACCGAGGACGACGTGTCGGATAGCTTCGGCAATGACGGGCTATTCTATGGCCGTCTGAGCGGTGAGGTGATTAGCTACACAGGCTACACAGGCAGCGCGGGTGTCTGGTCACTCAGCGGCGTTGTTCGTGGCGCTCTGGGTACGACAGCGGACGAGCATAGCGCAGATGACGGTATGCAGCGCGTCGGGCATTACGACGATATTCTGTATTGGGAAATGGTATATGACCTCCTGAATAATCACACGACTATCCCGGCAAGCCTGATACCTTACGCAACCGACTGGACAAGTGAGGGCGAAAGTTGGCTTTCGACGCTG